GTATTTAATATTTCTTTCAGTTTCTTTTGCATAGAGATATTATAAACTTTATCATTAATGTATTCATTAACTTTAAATATTTTGTTTAACATTATTTCACACGCTTTAGTCTTGGATTAGCTTTTTTAGCAGCTGGGCTTGCTTTACGTGATGCATTAGCTAATATAGCACCAGCTGACTTTTTACTTATACCTTCTTTCTTTGCTATCTTATCTTGTGCTTTAGCAAAGCCCATATGTTTAGATTTCATTTGTTCCTCCTATTGTTGATTAATACCTGTTTGTACTGGTTGAGAACCAAGAGCTGGATTACTTTGTGCCATTTGTAAGTACTGTTGTATAGCTTCTTGTTGTGCTTGTGCTTGTGCCATCTGTTGTAAGTTACTAGCTGTTTCCTCATCAGTATTAACATAAGCTAGATTAGCCCCTATGCTATCAGAAATATAGTAAGGTAACTTGTCTATCTTAAATGATGCACCGATGTATTGTTGTGCTTGCTGTCCAGTTATTTGGGCAGTAGCTTGAATAGCTTGCATAATCTTTTGTACATCATTTTGCTTTTGAATATTAATAATTGGTGAATTAAATTCATAAGATATTTTTCTATCTCTACCAGTTTCTAAATCCATCGTAATTTTTGGTATCTCATTAAATTGTTCTAATAGTTCAATCATTCTATTAAATGAAGGTATTTGTAATTCTCTAATTAATCTATTATTAGCAGCTCCTAAAACTGGAGTAGCTAATTGAAGTCTAGCATCTACTTCTGTAGCTGTTAATCTTGCTTGACCTACTTGACCCAATATATTAATCATCATTGCATTATTCATATAGTCATTTTGTTGATTAATCTCTTGCATAGCAAATGGTAAATTACCAGTATAAGTTAATGGCTTTAATAATGAATCTGTATCAGCTAACTGAATCAATGCGTTAGGTTCAAACTTAACATTAAACGGATTAATTAAGCTATCATTAGTTGTAACATACGGCGGGTTATTTATTTTAGCTGATGCATCCATCATGTCTTTGCACATGGTATTTGTCATCTTTATAGAACCAAGAATACTATTAAGAATTCCTCGCCCTCTATTCTCATGACTTAATTTACTCCATCTAAATATAACAAACGGATTTGTTTTTGATTCAGATTCTTTATAAACATTTTTAAATGAGCTATCCATTAATCTATAAACAAATTTACCATCCTCAGGAGTTACAGTTTCTAATAAACTAACTTGTGTATTACCTTTAAAATTAATGTCTGGAAATAATCTAACCTGTGATTGCTTATCAAAATTACCCAGCTTTCTAAATACATAATTTATTAAGCCTCTGTTATCTTCTAAGAATCCAACCTTACTCATGTCAAGAGACTTAAAGTATAATTCTTTAACATCATTATCAAAGTTTATTAGTAGGCCACCTGTGCCACTTGCTAAGTCATTAAATGATTCTATTAATGCAGAGTAATAGTTACAGCTGTTTAGATGTTCTAATAAATAATCTGACACAGGAGCTATCTTTTGTTTAAAAGTTTGTTTTTCTGATTCTGATAATTTATCTCTGCTAGCTATATCAAAAAATTTAGTGCCTGGAGGAGCAACTAAACTTACCATTAATGCACCAAAGTGTGAAGTGGCAACTACAGGTGCAGTATTAAATTGGTTTAAATCTTTTCTTCTACCAACATCTATATTATAATCACCTACCCAGTTGTTGCCAGGATAGCACAAGTCGTAAATATCAAACATCTGATATCTGAATTGTTCTAATTCATTAAACGCTTGAGCACTCAATTCTTTTATATCGTTAATATTCATTTCTAACCTAACAAAGATTGTTGATTGGTTGGATTCAATAATCCGCTCTGACCGCTAAACAACGATAATGATTTTAATTTCTTTTGATTAAGCTGTTCTTCCTCAGCTTTCTTCTGTGATTCTAATTGTTTCTGCTGAGTATCTAATTTATTCTGTTGGTCTTGCATCTGTCTTGCAGTTTCTTGCTCTAACCAACTGGGTCCACTTGACATATTATAAACTCCTATTATATTGTTGATAACTAGTGGGCATTATCGTATGCTGTTTATTTATCTTATCAATGCCAATCATCATATAACTTAATGAATCTGCAGTATGACTATGCTCATCATGCTTAGGCATCTGAGTAGTTTGATTAGTCGTATAAGCCTTGATATGCTCAATAGCTTTGAATGTATCTTTTTCATACCAATAGATTGTATGCCATATCTCTCGTAATCGCTCTATATCGCCCAAGATTGAATTACGTCTAACTGGTTGACACTTAATACCCATGTTCTCTATTTGTTTGCGTCTAGATATTAGGTCGTCATTACGTATCTCAGCATCATGAGGAGTAAATAAAACAAAATCTTTTAATGGATAATCAATAGTTATTAGATAATCTTTAATAGCTTGTATTCTATCTGTGAGAGATGTATTTGTAAATTCCATTGACTTAATGATATTAACTTGCTTACGAATCTTAGAAGTAGTTATAATATCTTTATTAAGCTGTTGAGCTAATAAAATAGATGTAGCATCTTTAATACCCAGGTCGATTGAACCATATACTTTTAATCCTCTAATGTAACCTTCTGTTGTAGTTAAAGGTGCTGAATAAATAGCGTTTAGGAATGGGCTATCCCATGAACATAAATACTCTTGTGCTTTGTAGTTTTCCTCCATGGGCAAAGCATCATACTCGGCTTCAGTCATAATGCCTAGCTCAAACACATCAGTTTTAATAACTAGCCAATCAGGATTGTTCTTTACGTCTAAGTATAAGTCATAGAGATGATTCCGTCCACGTGTAGTGCTAGGTATTATCATATTGCCTTTAGTGTTGTGTATCATGGGATACATCAATTGGAATACTTCTGGCTTACTAATAGAGAACTCATCAAGACCTATTATTTTATATCCACCACCCATGCGATTATCTATATTATCAGAACCACTAAATTTAATCTTACTACCAAAGCTATACTCTAAACTTAAATTACTCTTTAAGTATCTAGCATTAGTTATATTCACTAAGTGCCTACCATCATCTAATATGTTATCTATATATATTTCTCTACATTGCTTCTGCTCTGGTGCCAATATAATACTATTGATTGGCATCTTAGTATTGTTCCAGTATTGATTTGTTAATAAATTTGTATTGTATAGACTCAAAAATGATTTGCCACTACGCCTAGGCATGATAAGTAACATATGCTTATAGCTACCGTTATGAAATTGTTGTATGATTTTTCTTTGATAATTTTTTAATAGCTTGCCAGTTATTCTATAAGCCATTGTTATACTTCTATATTTATATGTTTCATGTGAAACAATTATATCTCAATGTCTGCGTCAACTTGTTTTGATTCTGCATCTTGTTTTGCCTGTAATGCAATTAGTTTATCATTATAACGCTTGTTATAATTGCCCGCTAATCGAGCGTGGCTATCAGCTAACTTACACGCTAACTTGACCCAAGCATTATCTCCACGTCCATCGTTATCGACCTTCATATTAACTAAATAATTTCGCACTGATTCATGAGCTAACTCATTGTGCTTGTGACCTGCAAGCTCTCTTGCACACTGAAAGTTATTTGAAAAGGTTTCTTTGAAACGAGGACTATTCGGATTCAGCCAATCCCACACAGTAACCCACGTGGGCATGTCTTTACAATCTGTTATCTGACTAAGAGTTTCCCCACTTGCAAATCTCTCACATATTTTTATAGCTAACTCATCAGTAAATATACTTGGTCTTCCGCCAACATTCTTTACTTTATCTTTAGCCATAATAATACCTCTCTCATTCAAATATACGTAATTATATCAAACACTTAACATCTTGTCAAGTATTCTTAATACTATCATGAATCCATTGTCCTTGCTAGCTTCCTTTATTTAAGGCTATTTTTAAGCCCATAGCTAACTTTAAACCATGCTTGGCTACATACATATCAACTAACAATCTAAACATCAGCTATACCTCAGGAATTGCCAACAATGCTACTATTTTAATCTATAATCATTCCATGCAAAATTATAAGTATCTACATTGTTTTTAAATCTCGAATAAAGCGCGTCACTCATAGAATCTTTAACTTTTGCAAAATCTAAATTGCTAATTAAAACAGTAACTTGCATATTATTATATCTATCGTTGATTATTTCAAAAAGTAGATTATTCTTAAAATCTGTTTCTTGAACTCCATATTCATCAATAACTAAAAAATCACAACAGGTCAAATAGTTATATAACTCTGGTTGATTAATTTTTATCTCTGTTAGCTTGTAAAACTGAACATAATAACAACTAAAATCAGCAATTATCTTACTCATCAAAGCAAAAGATAGATGTGTTTTACCTGTCCCTGTCTTACCACACAATAAAAGATTATGTTTAAAATCGTATTGACTTAATCGAGTATAAATATCTCTATTTTTATCATCAACAACATAATTCTCAAAACTACATTCAAAATA